GCACCTGGGCCTTCATTACCCCCGCCACCGAAAACGAGCCGGCACGCACGGCGGCGGCTACCGATTTCCAGTCGCCGGCGATGCGCATGCCGCGCGAGCGGAAATACTCGATGGCACGTTCGGGCGGCAGGCCGAAGGCAAGGGTCAGATTAGGAGGGTTTTGGGGCATTTAGTCCTCCCAGCCCTATGACGGGGTGAACGTCGACGGCGGGCATAGCGTTACTGGCGCGTTACTGGCCTCTGTGTCGCGCGATTGCATTCCGGGTGGTATGCAGATAGCCATCCGCCACGAAAAAACGCTTAAACGGCCTATTTTGCGCGATTCGGTTTTTTGGGCCATCACCCGATTTCCCTGACTCGCAACAGAGCGGATTCGACGAGGGTTTGCCCGCCCGATGTGGTCACCTCGGCGGCAAGGCGATAACGCCCCCCGTCGAGGCCACCGCCGACCAACTGCTTGACGATTGATCCATCAATGATGGCTGCGCCCGACAGCATGTCCCCGGCACCTTCGTCCGTGCCTTCCACAGCAGCTATCGAGAAAGCGGCGGTCAGGATGGTTTCTCCCACCGCCAGGCGGGGGGCAAAATTGAAGCCAAGGAATTCCGCCTCGCCGGGGTCTTTGTCCGAAAACATCATGGTCTCCTTGAAATGAGCAAGCGGTCGCGGGCCGCTGCCGCGAGTGTCCGCCGCCGCCGGGTGGCGAGTAGCAGGCGCGTCGGCGCCCGCCCTTCCAGCAGCCGCTCCCGCCGAGTCGCAAACAGGACGCGGACGCGCGGCACGGCGGCGATGATCTCACCGCGCGAGGCCGGCAGCGGGCCAGACCACAGCAGCGGTGTATCGGCGCGCTGAGCATGCCATGCGCCAGCCACAAACAGTTCGATGGCGGCGCTCGTCGCCAGATCGAGGCTGTCGGCCTGCTGGCCGTGCGCGCACTCGGCGACCAGCAGGAAGGCTTGCATGTTCAGGGCCGGCGCATCGGCCATGTGACTGTGCCCGGCTTCCTGCACAGCCAGCAGGCCCTGCGTCGTCAGGGCCGGCGCCTCGGCGGCATGCGCATGGGCAGCCTCGGCGACGAGCAGACTGGTGGATGTATCGGCCGTCAGCGTGAGGTTGTCGGCGGCATGGGCGTGCGCCCCTTCCTGCACGGCCAACAGGCTTTGCGCCGTCAAGGTGGGCGCTTTGGCGGTCTGCGCGTGGCTGGCCTCCTGGACTGTCAGGCCGGTCCGGCTGCTCAGCGCGAGCGCGTCGACCATGTGACTGTGCGCGACTTCCTGCACAGCCAGCAGGCTCTGTGTCGTCAGGCTGGGCGATTCGGCCGCGTGGGCGTGCGCCGCCTCGGCGATGACCAGATTGGCCGCGCCGGATACCGGCACCAGGTCGAGATTGTCGGCGGCGTGGGCGTGGGCGCCATCCTGCACGGCAATATAACTGCCGGTGGTCTGATCGATGGCGTCCGCACTGTGCCCGTGGCCACCGTCGGCGATACCCAGGGTCGGCGCAACATAGCGGCGAAAGGCAATGGTGACGCCAGCCCATGAGGACGAGGCATTGCCGCCTGTGCCGCCCGAAACGATGGGCGGATCGTAGGACACCCCAGCGTAGGCGTAGCTCGCCATCGCAACGTCGATGTCGGACGTGGAACCGTCGCCCTTCCGGGTGAGGAAGTTCGACATGCCGGTGAAGCCGGTAAAAGCCGCTCCAGTCGTGGCCTGCGTGCCAGCGCCGCCGGCGATGATCAGTGCATCGGTAACGCCAGGGTTATAGGCGGGTGGATTGACCAGCGACGTATTGGTGCCGGTAGCAGGGGTCGCGGCGCCGATGAAGGGCGCCGCGCCATCAACGCCGCGCCACACCTGAACGGTGGTGGCGCCGCCGTAGGCGGCGTTAGTTGTCCGCGTGACGGTTAAGGTCGTATCGGGCGTCGCCCCCATGACCCGGTAGAACGATCTGAACTCGGTATCCCAGGTGTCATTGACGTGCTGCGCGGCCGTCGCGACGTTATAGGCGCCGCTGTTGTTGCCGGAGATGGCCGGCGCACTGCTGGCGGTATTGCCAAAACCCGAGAATACGACGACGAGATCGCCCGCCGCTGGCGAGCTGGCCATGCCGCCGGTCAGCGTGCCGTTGAGCGAGACAGTGTAGGCGGTGGACGTGCCGGCACCGGACGTGCCGCCGACGTATTGCCAGGTCATGATCTACTTAGGTCGGGTCAGCGATCTCGATATCCCAGGCCGGGAAGTTCACGGTGTTGCTGCCGTTGGCCGTGAGCGCCTGGTTGGTGCAGGTAGTGACATAGAGCAGCTTGCTGTTGGCTACATCGAGCAGCGCGACGTGGTTGGCCGTCCCGGAAGTATCGATCAGCACGCTCGACTTGGCGGCCACGGTGGTCTTGCGCCCGTTGGTGTCGCCGTTGGCATTGGTGAAATCGCCACTGGCCATCGTGACATCGGCCAGCGCATAGGTGGCGTTGGCTTCGGCATAGGTGGTTGGCTGCGCCGAACAGGCGACCATGCGCGTGCAGTTGTTCTTGATGATGTTGAGCGCGCCATCCAGCACGTCATCATGGACTGTTTTAGGCATTGCTGTCTCCCGTGGTCACGGTGGAGGAATCGACCGCCAGCGTGGTATCGCCGGTGATCATGTCGCCGGTTGAGACGGTGCCGGAGAGGTCTTCGGCCCAGCCATTGGCGACGAAGTACGCGCCGCGCTCGTCGGGTACGGTGCGGATGTCGTCGGCCGCGAAGCGCTCGGCGCCGTCGAGGAAGGTGGTGAGGCATTTGATGCGCATGGTGTTACTCCCTGGTGGTGGTGGAATCGTTGGCATGGCCATAGCCCCACAGCTCGGCAGCGAACAGGGCGCGGGCCAGCAGGTCTTCGAGGCGCATGGTGTCCATCTGCGGGTAACGCTGTGCCAGACCAGCCAGCGCATCATCAAAGCTGCCGGCCTCGTCGAGCAGCTTGAGGATCGGCGCCAGAAGCGCTTCGCTCATGGCCTGCATGTTGCCGGCCGGGATGGCGTCGATGGCGGCGTCGAGCGCTGCCTGATCGGCAAAAGTCGGCGCCGGCGGTACGGCGGAGAGCGCTGCCAGCGCAGCGGGCTTTGGCGAACCTGAAGTTTCAGCCGGGTTCGCCAATGGGTTCGCCGATGGTTCGCCACCCAGCGTCGCCTCCCCATCCACCGGCTCAGGGATGCGCGCCTTCTCATGCACCCACTTGACGGGGATCGTCGTCATGCCGGATTCGCGCAGGGTCTTGACGCTGTCGGCCAACGCCTTGAGGTCTTCCGGCTCGCCGGTATCGAACACCAGGCGCGAGCAGCGCGCCAGGCTGTCGATGCCGCCCTTGTTGAGGGCCAGTAACGGATAGAGCAGATCGCGCGTTACCGTGCCGGCGACCTGCCGTGCATCGGCGTTGCGGATGTCCTGCCGCACTTCGGCATGCAGGTTGGCCACGCCAGAACCCATGCCGGTGGCCTTGGCCTCGGCCGACAGCACCTGGCCAAGGATGGCCTTGCTCTCGGCGCCTTCGGCCCAGCCGATCATGGAGAGGTGCGGCGTACCGCTGCCATCGGCCGTGACCTTCTGGATCTCGATGGCCATGTCGGCCGGCATGATGGCGCGGGCGTCGTGGCCCAGCGCGGTAACGGCACGCATCAGGCTCGACTTCTCGTCGGCGCTGGCGCCCTGGTAGTACTTGCCCAAGACGATGGGCAGACCATAGGTTTCCAGGAACTCGGCGAAGTCGCCCAGGCTGTACGCCTTGTAGAGGAAGGGCCACACCAGGGCGCGATAGAGGCCCATGCGGCCGAGGTAGCCGGTCTTGGCCTTGCCGTGGGTGTGCAGCACCCAGCCGAAGGATTGCAACTGTGCGCCATCGGCGCTGGCATCGGCGAGGCGCAGCGCGCGGCGCAGGCGATCGAGGCGGAACCACTCTTGCGGCCGGGGATGGAAGGCTGGCAGCATTTCCTTGCCTTCGCGCCGCCACTCCAGCTCGGTGGCGGAAAAGCCGTGGCCGACGCCATCCATGATGGCCAGCAGCAGATCCTCGAAGGGATCGACGGCATCGGTCAGCACTTCCTTGAGCCATTCGGCGTCGGCCTTTTCCTTGGCGGTGGCGTTACGCGGCGGCACGATGTCCCAATCCAGATCCATCACGGCCAGCTTGCGCTTGCCCATCTCGCACAGCAGATGCGCGTCGCGCTCTTCCATGTCGGCGAACAGCCGGTGCTGGGCGAGCAGATCGCCGTCGTCGGCCTGCTTGAGGATGGTCGAGAGCTTGCTCGGCGTGAGGCCGGCGAGCATCGGCGTGAGGTACTGGTTTTCCAGCTGGGCGATGCGGCTGGTCTGCGGTTCCTTGAGGATGCCGGTGTCGATGGGGTTGCCGTACTGGTCGATGATTTTTGGCATGGTCAGAACATCCTGCGGCTGTCGCCGCTGTAGTCGTCATTGGTGGCGGTCATGCCGGGCTGACTGGTAACGCGGCGCGGCATGGCCTGGTAACCATCGCAGCGCCCCGGCATGCCGTCGCGCGTGGCCGCGTAATGGCCGAGGAACAGCGAAATGGCGAAGTCGCCGTGGCGCTGCACTTTCTTGCCGTCGGCGTTTTGGGTCTTGTTGGGGCCGAGCTTGGGCACGCCGTTGATCTTCTTGATGGCGCGCAGGTCGTCGCGGCATTGATCGTCGCGCGGCAGATCGGCCAGCGTGGCGTCTTCGAGCGCGGCCTTGAAGCGCGGCATGTTCTCCAGGTAGAACATGTCGGAAAGCTTGACCTGCTCGATGCGACTGTGGCCAAAGGTGTCGGCGGCAAACTCGGCCAGCTCGGCGCCGTTGCCGGTGGCATCGAGCGCGCCGGAGTGGAAGCGCGGCAGGCGCTCGACGATGAACTTGAGGATCTGGCGCTGCTGGGCGAATGGGCAACCGCCCAGCTCGACGACCAGGCGCGGACGGTTCACCAGATCCTTGCCTTCTTCCAGCACGGTGATGGTGGTCAGGTCGCCCACGCGGGCGAAGTCTTCGCCAAAGGCGTGGCGGCGATCGCGATCCAAGGTGGCCAGCACCGGCGCCAGGTGTTCCTGGCACCACTCGGCCACCTCGGCATAGCGGGTCGGCTCCGGCAGCAGGGAGAAATCGAGCTTCCAGCGCATGCGCGCGATGGGCACCGGCTCGGCATCGGTGGCCACCATGCGCGCCTCGATCAGTGCCAGCGGCAGGTAAGTGCCGCCACCGCGCGCCGGAATCACGTCCAGCTCCTCATCGGCATCCGCCCCGTAGAACTTGCGCACGTCGGCTACCCAGGCGTCTTCGGCCTCCTGGCTCCAGGGCCTGCCCTTGCGCAGGCAGACCCGGCGGAACAGGCCATCGGCCACGGCATCGGCGAAGGTGACCTTATGCACCGTGCCCAGGCGCTTGCCGGCGCGCACTTCGTTGATCAGTTCGTTGAACGGGTTGTCGTCGCCGTCGTGGGTGCTGATGATCCTGACCTTGTCGCCCCACATCAGCATGGCCATCGCGGCCTTGATCAGGCCGGCCAGATCGGGCGCGAAGGCGGCCTCGTCAATGACCACCACCCCTTGCTTGCCGCGCAGGTTGGCGGGCCGGCTGGAGAGCGCGACGATACGTTTGCCCGACTTCGGGAAGTCGATCTTGTAGAGCTTGATTTGCTTGTCGCCGCTCGCGTCGGAATCGTAGAAGATGCCTTCCTCGATCTCGCCGGCCGCCAGGTCGAAGGCGCGCGCCCATAGGGCGCAGGCTTCGATGTACTCCAGCGCCATATCCTGCGTGGCGCTGATGTAGAAGACGTTGGAGCCATCCTCGCTGGAGGCGATCAGCACGTTGTCTGCCGCCTCGGCCCAGGTGAGACCGATGCGGCGACTCTTCTCGGCGATCTTGAGGGCCGACTGGTCGGCGATCCATTGCTGCTGATACCCCAGCAGCGTTACCGGCACCTCATTGTCGGTGCCGGTAACGGATAGCGCAGCGGCGAGAGGGTTGGGCCGGATGGCCCGCGCAGCGTTCACGTGGCGATGCCCAGGATGCTCTTGCGGATCTCGGCGACCGACGCTGCCGACAGGCCGCCTTTCCTGGCGATCTTCTCGGCGGCATCGGCAGCTGCTGCGGCTTTGGCGCGCACTTCCGTCTGCCATTTCTTCTGCGTTACCGTGGTGCGCCCGAGGTCAGCCACGGCGCGGGCGATCTTGGGTAGATCGAACTTGCCATCGCCTGAATTCAGCAGGTTGAACAGATGCTCCTGCACCATCAGCATCAACGCCTCGCTGACCGCGCCTTCATCGTCGCCGGCCGCATTCACCACGGCCTTGGCCTGCTCGCTGGCGAGCTTCAATGTCGCCAGCTTCTGTTCGAAGGCACTGCCATAGCGATGGATGCTGCTTTTGCCGATGTCGAAGCCGCGCGTCTTCAGTTCGGCTTCGAGCTGCTCGTAGCCGCTGAAGTTGCCCTCGACCAGGGCGGCATCGAGCCACGCCTTGACTTCGGCCGGCAGCGTGGCGATCTTGGAGCGTTTGGCCATTGCTCTAGCCCCAGTACTTTTGCGGCCGGGCAATGCCCGGATCGCAATCGACCGTGTATTCGGCGACATCCACACCGTAGCGCGTCAGTTCGGCAAACCAGCGGCCGGAGGGTTCCTTGCGCAGCTCAACCAGCTTGCGGTCGCCCAGGTAATCCAGCTCGCGGCGCAGTTCCAGCGGCGTGGCATCCGGGTAGGTGCTGCGGATGACCGACAGCGCCAGCTCCTCATAGGCACCGATGGGCCGGGCGTTGTTGAGCGTGAGCAGGATCTGCCAGCGAATGTCCTCGCGCCGCACCTTGGCCATATCAACCATGTCCGATTCCTTTCATCTGGACCACTTCCAGCTTGTTGTAGAGCGCGTCGAGCTTGGCTTCGATCACCGTTTGCCCGCGCACGTAGTCTTCGCGGCGCACGTAGTGCAGCGGCAGTTCGGCACGCCACTCCAAAAAGTCACGCTCCAGCTTGTCGACCTTG